CTACTCATCCTTGGGCCTCTCGTAGCCCATCGCCTGCTCGGAGTCGCCCGTGCCCTTGGTGGTCGGGTCGGTGACGGCCGTCCAGAGCTGGACGAGCATGGCCACGACCACCACGGGGTTGCCCAGGGCGGCGAGCAGCGTCTGCCCGAGCTTGGCCCACGTGGTCATGTCGCCCCACTGCGCGCCCACGCCGCACACGAGCGGCAGCACGACGGCGCAGACCACCTGCGCCCACCACGTGGGGTTGTGGAGGCGCACCTTCCAGTTGATGTTCATTTCGTTTCTCCTTGTCCGTCACTTGCCTGTCACTCGTCCGCCTTCTCGTGGGCGTCGCATCCGCGCTCGATGCGCTCAACGCGCTTGAAGAGCGTCGCTATCTGCTCCGTGTGGCGCACGAGCGTCTGTGCGTGGTCGTCGAGCTTGCGGCTCATGTCGCGTACCGTGTCCCTGGTCTCGCGCGCCATCTCGTTGTTGCGGTCCAGCTTGTCGTTGACAAGCTGGTTGCGCATGACCTCTTCGTTGGAGGACTTGTGCCTGTTGCCGAGGAAGACGACGAACGCGAGAAGCAGCGACAGCGCGCCGATGACTGAGCTCGCGAGCGCGATCATCTGGCTCGCTTCCATCCGGTCACCTCCCCTCGGCAAAGAAGCGGGGGCCGCGCCCTAGGCCGCGTAGACGGGCCAGGACGCCATTCCGTACATGTGGTTGCTGCCGTTGTTGTAGAGCCAGACCTCGCCGGGGTTGGTGCCGTTGGAGCCGCCGACCCACGCCGTGGCCGTGTGGTCGTCGTGGTAGCTGGCCATGGGGTGGTAGAGGTCGCACGGGAGCCTCGCCGAGGCGGGCAGCGTCCCGCACTTCCAACCGCCCGCGCCCACGCCCGGGACGTGGCAGACCTCGAGGTACACCACGCCCATGAGCATCCGCCAGCGCACGTAGTCGCCCGCGCTGGAGGAGGACTTCCAGAGGTAGGTCCACCCCTGGGTGAGCGCCGCGAGGTCGAGGAGGCGGAGGAGGCCGGAGAACGGGCGGCTGGCCACGGGCGAGGACGCCACGCCCGTGAGCGTGAGCCCACCCAGGCGCAGGCCCTCCGAGGGGGCGGCGGCGAGGACGCCGACGCCCCTGCCCTGGTTGGCCACGTCCAGCGGGATGGCCGCCGAGCCGACCGTGGCCGAGCGGGTGGCGGAGCCGCCCAGGGCGTCCGTCACGGTGAGCTCGACCTCGTGCGGCGAGGTGGTGGCGGCCGGGAAGGCGGCCACCGCGGTGCCGGACTTGCCCGTGGTGGCGCCGGAGGGCGTCACGGACGCCCAGGAGCCGCCCGCGACGCGGTGCCGGCAGGTCACCGACTTGGCCGCGTTGGATGCGCTCGCGGAGGCGTCCACCGACCACGCCAGCGACGCCCTCACGTATCCGCCCGTCGGGGACTCCGCCGTGGCGGAGGCCGACGCAACGCGCATGGCCGCGAGCGTGGCGGCGGGCGGCGAGTACGTCAGCCGCCAGACGGCGTAGAGCGCCAGGGGCGCGTCCGCGACGTAGGAGCCGCCGGGCTGGTAGGCGGCGGCCCCCGAGGCGCTCGTGGCCCACCCCAGGAACTCGTGGTTCGCGCGGGTGGGGACGGTCTTGGAGAGCGTCAGGGTGTCTCCGGCCCACTTGGTCTGGGACGAGGGCGCGCCGGAGCCGCCGTTCGCCGAGTAGGTGACCTTCCAGGACGGCTTGGCGGGGAGCGAGACGGTCGCCGTGGCCGAGCTGCTTCCGTTGCCGAAGCCGCCCGTGACGTTGAAGGTGGCGCCGAAGCTCACCTGCCTCGCCGAGGTGTCGCGCCCGTACCAGGTGTCCCACTGGTAGAAGGTGAACTCGGACCCCGCCGAGTTCGAGAACGTCCCCTCCCACCAGCCGTCGCTGTCGTTGGTGGCGGTGACGTGGCCGTTCGCGTGCACGTCCATCGCGCCCGAGGACCACGCCACGCACTGGATGCGCAGGTAGCAGCGCGTGCTCGTGCGCCACGACGTCTCCTCGTAGACGCGCACGCCCACGCACCACCTCTGGCCCGTCCCGGTGCTGACGTAGTTGCCCCAGACGGTGGTCATCTCGGAGTAGGCCATCAGTCACCACCTCCCACGTAGACGAGCGAGACGCGGCCGCCGTCCTCGCTCACGCGCCACTGGTAGCCGCCGAGCGAGACGCGCCGCGCCTCGACGCTGCGGGTCTTGGCGTCCAGGCGCATGACCACGTCCTCGCCGCTCCTGAACTCCTGGGCGTCCGGCATGATGGCGACCGACATGCCGCCGTCAGACTCCCCGCCCGATATGACGAGGCCGTCCGCCGAGAAGTCCATGTGCCGCTCGACCGCCGCCGTGACCTCGCCCTGCGACGCCACGCGGCTGGCCGTGGCGGCGAGCCCGTCGGCCGTCTGCGCGAGCTCCGTGGAGGTGGCGTAGGCGCTCATGCCGCTCTTGGTCTGGTAGTTGGACGCCACGGTCGCCTTGAAGCCGTCCAGGGTGGCGCTGGTGGAGGTCGCCTGGCTCATGGCGGCGCCCGCCGTCTCCCACGCCGCGTGGGCGTAGGCGAAGGACGCCACCTCGGTCGGCGTGGTCCAGGCGGCCGCGCCGTCGGAAAGCACGGTGCGGACGCAGCGCCACTCCTTGCCCGAGTAGCCGTCGGGGACGGCAGGCTCGGTCGTGGACCACCCGCTCGGGTCTGCGGTGCCGCTCGGCGTCGGCGGCTTGGACGCGTCGAGGCGCCAGAAGGTCGTGACGGACCTGACGGAGACGCCCTGCGGGCCGGTGTCGCCCTTGTCGCCCTTCGCACCGTCGGCGCCCGCCTCTCCCGTGACGCGCACCGGCTCGGACGCCTCGCTGCGCCCGTCCCCGTAGGTGACGGTCGTGCGCATCCACGTGTAGTAGCCGTCGGCGGGCGTGGGCGGCGCGACGGACCACGCGGCGCCCACGCCTGGCGGCTCCGTTGCGCTCTCGGTCGCGGCGTACTCAACCCTGGTCGAGGTGACGGCCATCTGGCCGGTCTTGCGGGCCTCCTCGAGGGCCTTGCTGGCGTCCCAGGAGACCTCTGCCACGAGGTCGCGGACGGCGAGCGCGAAGGCCTCGGTCGGCTCGGAGGCGTTGCCCGAGACGTCCACGGCCACCGCCGTGCAGGACAGCTCGGTGCCGGCCTTCGCCCTCATGGAGCAGCTGCCGGCCCGCCTGAGCCTGCCGACCACCGACTCCCCCGCGCGGAGCTCGACGTAGTCGAGGTCGGCGGGCACGCCGCCCTCGAGGGTCCCGTCCCAGCGGGCGGTGACGTCCCCGGCAGAGGAGGACCAGGAGACGCCCGTGGGTCGGCCCGGCGGCGTGGTGTCGCCGACGAACTGCCGGATTCCCCCGTCCGTGCCGATGACGGTGCGGGTGCCGTCGGGGCTGCGGACGCTGATGGTGCCCGCGGGCGCGGTGGCCTGCCCCCGGGCGGCGGAGAGCGCCCTGGACGCCACGATGGCGGCGGCGCTCCTGAAGTCGGGCGAAAGGTCGCGGTGGATCATCTGCCCCTCCCTAGGTCTCCGCGGGGTCCCTCATCGGGTCGAACTTGAGCGTCACGAGGGTGCCGAGGTCGCCGCTCATCTCCATGAGCCGCACGGGGTACTCCCCGTCCGGGATGGTCGGGAACCCCTCCACGGCCAGCGTCATGGCGTCCCCGGGCCACACCTCGCCGATGCGCGGCACCTGCGGGTCGGCCAGGTCGACCGTGCAGGTCACCTGGCAGATGGGCCACCAGTCGGCCCTGAGGCGGCCCTTCGCGTGGGACTCCAGCAGCGCGTGGTCGTCCGAGCCGGTGCAGCTCATGCACTCCTCGACGATGGGCCACGGGTCGCTCTGGCGGCAGTAGGTCAGGTCCTCCGCGAGGTAGCAGTCCTGCTCCTCCTCGCTGCCCGCGCCGGTGGCGTAGACGCGCTCCACGGGGCCGAGGTGGACGACCTTGAGGGAGTGGACGCTTCCCGCTCCGTGGAACCACTGCAGGCGGCGGACGCTGTCCTGCCCCACGTAGGGGTCGGCGTCGCTTCCGGCCACCATGCGCAGGCGCACGTGGTGGGCGTCCGCCATGTAGGGGCGGAAGGTGATGTCGGGGCCGCCCTCGACGTTCGCTATCTTCTCGAGGACGTCGGCCGCCGAGAGGTTGGAGACGTTCCAGGGGAAGTAGGAGCGCTCGTGGCCGCCGCGCTCGTAGAAGTCGCCCCAGTCGATGGGCAAAGACCCCGCGGGCTTCCCCTCGGTGGCGTACCAGCCGACGTTCGCGGCGATGGCCCTCAGGCTGAGGTTGTCGAGCGAGATGGCGGGTGCGCCCTTGCGGAAGTCCCCTCGCGGACCACGTAGCGCTGGGAGAGCAGCGTCATGACGCTGTCCAGCGAGAAGCTGGTGTCCAGCGCGGTGTCGGTGCGCTGGCCTATCGCCCCGAAGACGAGCGGCACGGTCGCGCCGCCCTCCTCCCAGCAGAGCGCTATCGCCCTCTTGCCGGCCGTCAGCTCGTGCGCCCTCTCGCAGGCGGTGCTGCCCCACACGGCGCTCCACGGCACGGTGAGCGAGGACGCCTCGCCCTCGCCGGTGCCCTTGTCCCTCGTGGTGGCGAGCGAGGCGTCCGAGACCGACAGGCTCCACGAGCACGAAGGCACGTCGATGGGTCGGCGCAGCTCGCCCGTGATGGTGTCGGCCGTGTAGAGCCGCCAGCTCACCCGACGCCCCCGAGGTCGATGACGCGCATGTACTGCCCCGGGATGGAGCCGGCCTCGTACTGGGTGACCACCGAGCTCACGAGATCGCTGCCGCTTCCCCAGAGGCGCGCCGCGACGGTGTGGTCCCCCTTGGCGAGGTCGAGCGTCCAGAAGAAGGTCTTGGTCTCGGTCACGTAGGGCGTGCAGGAGAACTTGAAGCACTGCTGCACGACGCCATCCAACAGCAGCTCGACGTAGCCGGACCCCATCCAGTCCTTGGTCTCGCAGTCGTCGGCCCACACGGAGACGGCCATCATGACCAGAACGCAGCGGGTCTGCGTGGCCACCAACACGTTGGCCGTGGAGAACGTCCAGGACTCACCCTTCCTGACCTTGCGGCGGTTGGTGGTGTTCAGCCACTCGTGGCCGCCGCGAGCGAGGCCCTGCGAGACGCCGCGCCGCGCCGCCCAGTCCTGCCCGTCCGAGAAGTCGGCGTCGGCGGACTGCGTGACGCCCGCGCCTACGTAGACGATTCCCAGGCAAACTGCCCCGGTCGGCATGTACCTGGAGACGTCGCCGACGTCCCCCGTCCCTGTGGGGCCGGTGGAGATTCCAGCCTCCACGCGGTTGCTGGAGTCGCCCTGCGCGGCGTCCAGCTGGCGAATCCAGAGGAAGTCGGTGCGCGCCTCGTCGCCGCCGGTCTCGCCCGTGACGTCCCCGCCGGGCCAGTACACGACGGCCATGCCGTCAGCGTCGCTTCGCTTGGTGACGGCCACGCCCTCGGCGATGTGCCAGCTCATGCCCTTGCCGGGGTTGGCGGTGGCGGCAAGCCCCGTCACGATGCCCTCGCTCTCCCAGTCGCCCTCGATGATGCGGCGGTGGGTGAGGGCGTCCATTCCCCTGCCGTCCTTGTCCTGGGCGATGCCGAGGCCCGTGACCTCGGCGGTGGCGGTCGATGCCATTGGCTGCTCCTTAGATGTAGGTGTCCCTCAGCTCCACGGTGACGGAGCCTCTGCCGGGGGTGGCGAGCGTGAGGCGCATGGTCTGGCCGGGAGGCACCGCGAGCGCCCCCGCCCCCGTGAGGCGGCGGGTGACGTCGGCCTGCGCCGTCTCGGCGGTCCTCGCGCGGCAGTCGATGGTCACCTCGGTGGTGCACGTGCCCGCCAGCGCGAGCGTGGAGGACGCGCCCGCACACGTGGCCAGCAGCTCCACGTCGCTCATGCCGCGCGAGACGCGGATGGTCGGCCACGCGGTCGACGTGCCGTGGTTGGTGACCGTGCAGACGTTCCTGGCGTCGAGCGCCCCCCTGCCGTAGTCGAGCGGGTAGGCAAGGCCAAGCCCGCCCTCTCCGTAGGAGAGGCCCGCCGTCAGGCTCGCCGAGGCGGGCAGCATGACGGCGGTCTCGGCCGCCGTGGCCAGGCGGCGCGGGTCCGGGCAGGTCAGGGCGAGCGTCATCTTCGCGGAGGCGTCGAGCCACTTGGGGTCGGCCTTCACGGAGAGGAGCCCGTCGCAGAACGTGTCCTCGGACTCGTCGACCACCCGCAGGCGCACGAGCCCGTGCGCCATGGAGAGGACGCCGTCGCGCAGCTCCTTCACTCCGGCGCGGTCGGCCGCTATGGCCACGACGTCGAACGTCACGGTCCTGGCCGAGTACAGCGCCATCTCGTCCATGACTGCGTGGGCGCCGTCGGCGGACTGGCGCTCCGTGAGCGACCACTTGGGGTCGGGCGTGCCCCACCAGCCGTCTATCTGGCCGTCGGTTAGGCACAGCCCCGGCGTCCCGTGGCCGTGGATTCTCAGCGTCTCGCCGTCGCGCGAGAGCTCGGCGAAGGACGGTGACCTAGGCACGGGACCTCGCCTCCCTCATGGCGTTGCGGTAGATGGTGGGCGCGGCGGCGTACAGGTCGGCGTCCGCGCGGACCACCTTGGTGCTGAAGGTCTGGTTGACCACGGTCCCGGAGCCGCCGGGCTCGTATCCGGCGGCCTTCAGGGCCTTCAGCATGAAGCCGGAGAGCTTGCTGTCGGGAATCATGTTCTCCGGCTCGCCCGCCTCGGCCACCACGGCCATGGTCGGGCGCGTGGCGCGTCCGCCGTGGGCGTAGAAGCTGATGCGCGGCAGGCTGATGCCCGAGCTGGAGACCGAGAAGCCGCCCTCCACGTGCAGCTGCGGGATGTGCGGCATCTGGATGGACGGCAGCACGAGCCTCGCGCCCGAGACGCTGCCCTCCATCGAGGAGACCCCGGAGGCGACGTCGCCGCGCGCCTCGTCGGAGCGCGACTGGGCCCAGCTCGGGAGCTGGCCGAACAGCCCGCCGGCGGCCGAGGACATCGCCTCGGACTGGGACGACACGGCCGCGGCGGAGTCCGCGGCTCCCTGGGAGGACGCGGCCGCCGCGCCCCAGGCGGCCTCGGTCGCCCTCGACGCCATCTGGCCGAACGCGGAGGCGGCGGCGGAGTCGACCGCGCCGGAGCCGGACCAGATGCCGGAGGCGGCGCCCGCCGCCGCGTCGGCGCCGTCCTGGCCGGCGTCGGCGGCGGCCTGGGACGTGTGGGATGTCACGTAGTCGGCTATCTGCTGGGCAGAGGAGTCGACCGAGAGCGACCCGTCGGCGATGCCCTGCGCGAACAGGGACGCCACGTCGCTTCCGGACTGCCCGCTCTGCTGCGCGGCGTCCTGCAGGGCGCGGACGGTGGTGCCGGTCATTCCCTCGACGGAGGAGAGCGCCCGCTGCGCCGTCTCGTCAAGCGAGCCGACCCACTGGCTGCCCGCCTCGCCGACGACCTCGTTGGTCTGGACGCCCCACTCGCGCAGCTTGTCCACGATGGAGCCGGTGGAGCCGTCGAAGCTGGCGACCAGCTCGGAGAGTTTGTCGGTGCCGAGCGACTTGAAGGCGTCCATCGAGACGCCCGAGTCGTCGAGGGCGTCGGAGAACTCCTGCAGGCTGTGCCCTCCGTCCTCGACGGCGGACTGCACGCCGTTCATCGTGCTGGCGTACTGGCCGACCGTCAGGCTCGCGCCCTCGGCAGCCTTCTCGCTGTTCCCAAGGGCCTCGTTCACGCCGTCGATGGAGTCGGTCGTGGCGTCGTAGGCCGACTGCGCCTTCGAGACGGCGTCTGTCGCGCTGGAGATGTCGGCGGCGTAGTTGGTCAAGTCTCCGCTCGTCTCCATGTACGCCTGGCGCTGCTCCTCCGTCATGCCGGCGAGCTTCTCTCCCTGCTCCTGCTGGGCCCTCTGGGCCTCCGCGAGGTCGCGCTGGGCCTGCGTGAGCGTCTTCAGGTCCTCGGCCTGCTGCTTGTAGAGGTCGGACAGCGTCTCGCTCATGGCCTCCTGGCGGATGCTCTCCTGGCGCTTCCTGATGTTATCGTCGATGGCGGCGGTGTTCTCGAGGACCGAGCCGGTGTTCTCGTCGATGACCTGGTTGGTGTCGGAGACCACGCCGTACTGCGTGCCGCACTCGTCGTTGACGAGCTTGATGGCGTCCTTGAGCCTGCCCTGCTCGGTGGCGGACAGGTCGGACTTTCCCGCGAGCTCGTCGATGGCGTCGCGGGCGCCCTGCAGGCGGCTGATGGAGGTCTGCGCCTCCTCGTTGCGCTCGCGGATGGACTCGGCCAGCTCGGCCTGCCCCCTCAGCAGGTCCTCGAGGGACTTCGCCGTGCTCTCGTAGCCGTCCGAGGCCCCGTCGAGGGACTGGGCGGCGGCGTCGAGCGTCGGCGCCAGCTTCGTGGTGGCGTCCGTGAGGCCGGACGTGGCCTTCTGCAGGTTCTCGGCGTTCTCGGCGCTCTTCTTCGCCTTCTCGTACGCGGCGTAGAGGCTGCCGCCGATGACGGCGGCGGCTGCGGTGCCGGCGACGACCAGTCCCGTGGGGCCGAGCAGCCCCGTGGTCGACAGCGTGGTGATGGTCTTGCCGAGGGAACCCATCCCCTTGACGGTCTTTCCGGCCACGACCAGCATGCCGCCGAGGCCGGCCGCCGCCTTGACGGCGCCCGCGGCGGCCTCCCTCTCGCCGTCGCTCATGCCGTCGATTGCCTCGGCGGCGTCCGTCACGGCGTCGGCCGCCCTCTCCACGATCGGGACGAACTGCTCGCCGATGCCGGAGCCGGCCACCGTCATCTTCTTGACGGCGCCCTTGACGCGGTCCGAGGCGGTGGTGGTCTCGTCCTTGAGGTCGGAGACGAACCCCTTGGCCGAGTCGAGCGACTGGCCGAGGTCGTCGAGGTTCACGCGTCCGCTCCTCGCGGCGTCCACGAAGGCCATGGCCGCCTTGGAGCCGAACAGGTCGATGGCGTCCTGCGTGGCCTTGGCCTGCCTCTCGGGGTCCTGCAGGTCCGCCACGAGCTGGCGCAGCTTGTCGGAGAGGTTCGTGTTCTCCTTGGCGCAGTTGGCGGCCGCCTTCTTGAGTCCCGTGAGCATCTGGTCGGCGGGCACGCCCGCGGCCTCGAAGTCTCCGAGCAGCTTGACGCCGTCCTGGAGCGTGAGGCCCATCTCGCGCAGGGTGGAGCCGTTGGAGTTGAGGTCGGCCGTGAGCGTCTGCGCGCTGATGCCCGTGGCGGTGGAGACCTGGGCGATGTAGTCCAGGACCTCCCCGGCCTCGGAGGCGTCCACGTTGAAGGCCTTCATGGACATCGCGACCTGCTCGACGGCGGTCGAGACGTCCTGGCCGGTCACCTTGGAGTACTTGAGGAAGGCCGTGGAGATGCGGTCGAGCTCGTCGCCCTGCACCTGGAAGTGCGTGTTGACGTCGCCAACCGCCTGGCCGACCGTTGCGAGGTCTCCCGGGGCCTGGGTGGCCACGGCCCTGACGGAGCGGCGTATCTCGTCCGCCGCGCCGCCCACGGCGCCTGCGCTCCTGATGGCGACGTTGCAGCCGTCCTCAACCTGCGTGAGGGCGCCGTAGGCCGCCGTCCCGATGCCGACGGCGGTGGTCGCGACCTTCGTGCCGACGGACTCGGCGCCGTCGGCGACGGCGGAGTACTTGTCGGAGAACTCCGTGAGCCTGCCGCCGGCCTTCGCGAGGGCCTGTCCGAGCGCGGTGCTCTGGCGCTCCGCCTGCTCGAGCTCCTTGCGCGCGTCCTCGAGCGCGGCCTTGGTCCTCACGATCTCGCGCTGGACCTTGTCGTAGCCCGCCTGCTCCTCGTCGGTGAGCTGCCCCTGCCGGGAGCCGTACTCGGCGCTGGCCCTCTCGAGCTGCGCCAGCTTCTCCTCCTGGGCGGCCACCGCCTTCGTCGCCAGGCGGAACCTCTGCTCGGTCAGCTCGACGTTGCCGGGGTCGAGCTTGAGCGCCTTGCCGACGTCCTTGAGGGCGCTCTGGGTGCCCCTGATGTCGCTCTGGACCGAGCGGAGGGACGCCGACAGCTTGGTCGTGTTGCCGTCGATCTCGATTACGAGGCCCTTGTAGGCGTCCGCCATTGGCGAGACCTCCAGTCAAAAGTGTCTTGTCCCGGGCGCGATCGTGGCGGCGCGCATGTGCGTGCCGCCCCGGCCGCGTCCGTCAGCCCATGTTCGCGAGCTCGTCCAGCGTCACCTCGCGCCCGGATTCCCTGGGCGTCCCGGCCGCGCCGCCCCTGCGCGCCCCGGCCAGTGCGATGTGGACGTCGCAGACGGTCAGGAACTCGTCCATGCGCATCTCGTCGAGGTCGCGGTCGGTGAGCCCGAGGGCGCGGGCGCGGTGCAGGACCGTCGCGCCCGTCCACTCGTCTAGGACTCGGTCGTGGCGCCCCGCGCCGCCGCGCCCTGCGCCCCCGTGGGGGCGTCTAGTAAAAAAGCCAGCGCGGCCTCCTCGACCGCGCCGGAGAACCAGTCCCCGTGGCTCGCGTTGACGTCGGGCGAGCCGCCCATCGCGGCGAGCCACTGCGGATAGCTCGGGAGCATCGGGTCGCACGTCTTGGCCTCCGCCCAAAGCAGGCGCACCACGCCCGCGAGCGGCAGGTCGCCCAGGGAGAAGGCGAAGCGGCCGCCGTCCATCTGCCGGCCCCTCTCGAAGGCGGGGCCGATGACGGAGAAGACGTCCTGGCCGAACTCGTCCTCGTAGACCATGAGCGTCCTCAGGCTGGCGCTGATGCGCACGCGCCTGCCGTCGAACGTCACCTCGCGCACTAGGACTCGACCTTCGCGGTCGGGTCGTACACCCCGTCGAAGAACTTGTCGAAGGCGGCTGGGGACTGGGACTTCTTGACGCGCGTGAAGTTCCACGCCTCGCCCGCGAAGTTCTGGTAGAAGCAGGCGATGTTGTAGACGTGCGTGTTGACCACGGGGGTCTCGCCGTCGGTCTCGGGGGCGATGTCGTTCTCCTTGGTGACCTTGACCTTGTAGAGGACGAGGTCCACCGGCTCCTCGGAGCCCTGGGACTGATAGAGGACGGCGAACGGCGTGCGCTTGCCTCCGTCCTTGAGGCCGATGGCGCCGTTCGCGTCCTTGGTGTGGCCCATGATGGACTGCTCGAGCTCGGCGGGGAGGTCCCCGTAGATCTCGAGGGTTCCGGAGAGGACCGCCTTCACGGCCACGGAGTCGTAGACCTCGTCGCCCGCGTAGATGTCGTCGGCGGAGCTTCCGTCGGAGAGGGACAGCTTCACCTCGCCGGAGACGGTCACCGGCTTCGCGTAGACGGGCTTCGCGGTGTCGGAGCCGTCGGTCGTGATGGGGGCGAGGTGCAGCTTGCGGAAGCCGTGCTCGTAGCGGTTCTGCTCGCCGGCGGCAGCGGCCTGGACGGCCTCGTCGAGCGCCTGCACGGAGGCCTTGTTGCTTGTGGGCATTCTTACCTGCTTTCCGCCACCGTGGTCTCGAAGACCACGTACTGGCACTTTGATTGGTCGTCTTGGTAGTGGTAGGCCTCGCCCATGAGGCCGTGGGACTCGAGCCACCCGGCCACCTCGGCCACGAGGCCGGCGTCCGTCTCGGAGCACCACAGGACGAGGTCGCGCCGCCACGCGCGGAACAGGACCGCGTCCCCCGCGTAGATGGTCTTGGTGAGCTTCATCTCGTGCGTCATGTAGGGCATGGCGGCATCCTCGGGCGCCTGGTCGTACAGGCGGATGCCACGCACCTGGCCGTCTATGGCCACGAGGTCCGCGAGCGTTGCGCTCATCCCATCCTCCTGTCCAGCTCGGAGAAGGCCTCGTTGGCCGCCTTCTCGATGTGGGGGTGCGCGGGCGCGGGGTGGGGGCCGCCGTGTCCGTGCTCGAGCAGGTGCGTGAGGCCCGGGCTCTTGGCGTTGTGCACGCGCACGACGAAGCCCGCCCCCGAGTCCTCCATGTCCGCCCTCCAGCCCGAGCGGTAGCGGCCGGAGAGCCTTGGCGAAGACGAGCGCAGCGCCTTGGCCGCGCCCTGCCCCACCTCCATGCAGTCCTCGCGGGACGCCCTGCGGACCCCGTCGGCCCACTGGTCCAGCTGTCGTGTCAGCTGGTCGCCGAAGGTGTCGGCGGTCACGGTGACCGAGCTCACGGCGTCCCTCCCTGCTGGACGCAGGAGAGCGTCACCCACGCGCCCGATGTCGCGACGGACGTGACGGCGAGGGGGACCCCGTTGCGCCTGACGGAGGTCTGGCCGGACCAGTCGCGCGCGCGGATGGTCAGCTCGCAGGTCGCGCCGAGGCGGTCGCGGTCGTGCGCGGGGTCTCTGGCCGCCCCCGGCCGCTGGCGGCGGCAGGTCACGGTGACGGGGCGCTCGGAGCGGCGCAGCTGGCGCAGCTCGTCGTACTCCTCGACGTCCTCGACCAGCTCTGCGGTGCCGTCCGCGACGAGCTCGGTCAGGTAGAGGTAGGCGAGCCGCCCGTCAACGTCCACGCGGGACAGCTCGTGCGGGATTCCGCCGACCTCGACGGCGAGGTCGGTCGAGAGCTGTGGGCACGCCCGGACCCGCAGCTTGCGCGTCCACTGCGCCCCCTCGGCCTCGGCGAGCTCCACGTCCTGCTGGCGAAGTTCCATGGCCTGGTAGGGCAGCGGGCACAGCGGCTCGAGCCCCTCGCTGGTCGACCAGTCGAAGCCCGCCTCCAGGCGCTCGGCGCCCTCGCGGCAGAGCGTGGCCACGCCGTCGGTCGGAGCGAAGACCTCGGCCTTGCGCCTAAGCACCGCCATCATCGCCAGTGTCGCACGAGTGCAGGAGCCGCGCCTGGTCGAGGTCGCGGCGGTAGTTCTCCCAGAAGTCGTCGAGGGCGTCGGAGAACTCGTAGAGGCACGCGGACAGGAGCAGCCCCATGTCGGGGTCGCCCTCGCCGAACTCGTGGTCGGCCGGAAGGCCGAGGCGGGCGGCGAGGGCGGGCGCCACCGTCGCGATGACGTCCTCCAGCCTCGCCGCCGTCTCCGGGTCGTCCCACGTGACGTTGAGCTTTCGGCGGACCATGGCCATGACCCTGGGGTCTGCTGCCACGCGGGTCACCTCCTGGATGCTAGGCGCTGGCCTTGGTGGAGACGGTGCCGTCCACCTTGGTCTTGACGGTCACGTAGGCCGGGTCGAGCTTGGAGATGTCCAGCACGACGGCGCTGGTGTCGTCGAAGGCTCGGCCGAAGGCGTACGTGACGTCCTTGAAGGTGCGGCAGTCCTCGAGGAACTTGCAGGAGTCGTCGTACTGGATGCCGCGGTTGCCGCCGACGAAGAGCGTGTACTCGCCCTTCAGGAACAGCACGGCGGTGCCGTCGGCGAGCTCGGCCGTCGCGGCCACCTCGGTCGGGACGGGGAACAGGTCGCGCTTGTAGGTGCCGTCGACCGCCTGGACGGTGGTGGCGGGCATCACCTTGGTCAGGTAGTCGACGGGGGAGCACAGGAGCGCCAGGCCCGGGTCGCTGACGTCGACCTCCTTGGTCTTGCCCTGCTCGTCCCTGACGAGCTTGGCCACGAGCGCGCCGTAGGAGGCGGGGCCGAAGTCGGTCACCTTGACGGCGGTCTTGGCGGGGTAGCCGGTGGAGTCGTTGACGCTCGTTCCGGAGGCGACGGTGCGCGTGAGGCCCACGGGCTCGCCCTTGATGCCGGTGCCGTTCACGATGCCGTGCTCCAGGCCGCAGCTCATGGCCTCGCCCACGACGGCGCGGACGTAGCCGTCCAGGAAGGTGGGGCCGAGCTCGAGCATGTCCATGGAGACCATGGCGAAGCAGGAGAGCTTGCCCTGGGAGAAGTCCACCTCCTCGAAGGCGGACGTGATCTCCTTGGTGATCTCGCCGGTGACGGCGCCCCACACGGCGAGCTGGCGCGCGTGCTTGTTGCGCAGCCACTTGGTGAGGTAGCCGGTGTTCACGACCTGCACCATGGAGAGCAGCGGGTGCTGCTCGGCGAGGTCCTTCATGACCTCGTCGATGACGGTGGTGGGCATGACGCCGTCGGGCAGCTTGGAGAAGTCGGCGAAGGCCTGCATGGGCTGCGGGGACTTGAGCGCGTCGATGACGCCCTCGTAGTAGCGCTGCTCGGCGCTGGTCAGCTGTCGGAACCCGCGCTGCGCGAGGGCGGCGCGGTCGGCCTCCGCCCGGGCGGAGCGGAACTGCTCGGCGAGGTCGGCGGAGGCCGCGGCGGAGAAGGCGCGGAAGGCGTCCTCCACCTGGGTCTGGTCGCCGGAGGCGAAGGCCTCGGCGAACTGGCGGGCGAGCTGCTGGGAGCCGCCGTTGAGGTTGATGGTCATCTTGTTCCTCTCTGTCGTTTACTTGCGCAGCATCTGGGCGCAGCGCTCGAACGGGTCTTCCGCGACCTGCTTGGCCACGGGTGTGAGCTGCCCGGCCTGCCCGGGTTCGGCGGGCTTGCGGTTGCCCGCGAGCAGCGCGGCCATGACGGAGCGGCGCACGCTCTGCGCGGGCGCGCCCTCCTCGCCCTCCTCGCCGATGTCGGTGGCGAGGCCGAGGCCAACGGCCTCCTCGGGGTCAATCCACGTCTCTGCGTCCATGAGGGCGCCGAGCGTGTCCGCGTCGAGCAGGTCGCCGGCAGCCTCGAGGTAGGCGGTCTTGGAGAGCTGCGCCATCTTGTCGAGGTCGTCGGCGGCCTTGCGCATGTCGGCGCTGTTGCCGGTCACGGCCATCCACGGGTTGTGAACCATGAGCAGGCTCGCCGGGCGCATGACGCGCTCGTCGCCGGCCATGAAGATGACGCTCGCGATGGAGCAGGCGAATCCCTCGCAGACGGTGGTGACGCGCGCCTTGGACGCCTTGAGGGCGTTGTAGATGGCGATTCCCTCGGCCACCTCGCCGCCGAAGCTGTTGACGTGCACCGTGATGGAGGTCACGGTGTCGGGCAGCTCGGCCAGCCGGCGCGTGACGTCGGCGCAGCTGGTGTCGGAGTCGTCCCACGGCCACGAGGAGATGTCCCCGAGGATGTGCAGGTCGCAGCTCGTCTCGTCGGCGGACGCGATGAGCTGCATCGGGAGCGCTCCCTGCGTGTTCTTGTGCATTCTGTTCACCTCCCCGCGCCTTCCCGGCGTGGTCAAGTGCCTCTCGCGGGGTTGCGTGTCTCCCGCGAGCGCGCCATGGCGGTGGCGCTCGCCGCCCTACCACGGGGCCGTCGCGGCCCCCTACCTGAGGAGGTCCATCGGGCTTCCGTGGTTCTCGAAGCACCAGCGGATGTCGGCGTCGACCTCCTCGACGCGCGTGGGCACCCCGCGGTGGATTACGCGAGGCGCGGGCAGGCCGAGGGCGCGCAGCATCGCGCGGCTCATGGCCGTGTCGTAGCGGCGGGCGATTGCGGAGAGCTCGTCACGCTGCACCATCTGGACCACCTCCCAGGGTCTGGTTGTTGAGCGTCATCTGGTAGGAGTCGGCCCAGCCCTCCGGGACGGGCGGCTGGCCGGTGAGGGCGCGGACCTCGTTGGGGCAGTCGATGCCGGAGCCGACGAGCGCCTGGGCCTGCTGGGCCACGGCGAAGACGTCCACGTGGCGCACGTGCGTGGTGTCGATGACCACGCGCCTGCCCTTCCTCCACTCATCGAGCGGGTAGGTCTTGCGGCTGATCTCCTCGGCCATGGCGCGGGCCTTGTCGTCCACGGCCACGGTGAGGAAGGCGTTGAAGACCTCGGCGAAGTTGTTGGTGTTGCCGTAGAGCAGCGACACCGGGATGCGCATGGACTCGGCCACCATCTCGTAGGCGTCCTTGCGCACCGAGATGAGGTCCGAGGCCGAGCCGTTGGAGCCGCGCGTGGAGTCGGTCGAGAGCTTCTGGAGGCTCTGGCCGCGGTAGAGCGGCATGACGGCGTTCTGCGAGCGCACGAAGCGGCGCACGTTGGCCTGCAGCTGCTCGCGGACGCGCTCCTGCTGCTCTCCGGTGCCCACCTGCGACTGGTCGAGGGTGAGCAGCCACTGGCTGGCGTTGCGCGAGCGGGAGGAGGACGCGAAGGTGGCGGCCAGCTCGTCGTAGGCGGCGTCCATCGAGCGCATGAGCCTAAGGACTGACGGCTCCTCTGCGCGGAAGACGTACAGCTCGCCCGACAGCATCGAGCGCGGGGCGACCTCGGTCGACCCCTGCACGGAGATGCCGGTGTAGACCGTGTCGGAGCCGGGCACCTCACGGTGGCTGTAGGAGTCCGCCAGGTAGATGCGCTGGCTCTCGCCCGCGCCCACCGGCACGACCACGGCCTCGCCCGTCTCCACGAGCATGCGGCGCACGATGGCGCGCACCAGCTCTGCGCGCGACTGTACCGGGTTCGGGCTCACGTTCCACAGCCACGCGGCGCGGTCGAGCTCGGGTCGCCCGTCATCGCCGAGGAAGCGGAACTCGCAGCCAGCCAGGCACGCGCTCACGTAGCTCGCGCACGTCTCGCGGGCGGCCTCGGCCCACACCACGCGCTCGGCGAGCTCCTCGGTGCCCGGCGTGACGGCGCTCTCTCCCAAGAGCTCCCTGCCGAGCCAGTCGATGACCTTGCGGCGGATGATGCCCACTGGCACCACCTCCATCTGCTAGAAGAAGAACGGCTCAGGCACGTCCACGCCGACGTCCTCGGGTATCTGCTCGGCGACCTCGAAGGCGTGGACGAGGGCCATGAAGGGGTCGGTCTTGCGCCCGTGCGGCTCCTGCTTGCCGTAGCACCAGTTGCCGTGCGGCGCCGGCACGAGGCAGGCGTTCCCGGCGGCCCAGCGGACGAGGGGGTTGTCGCCCCACGAGATGCGGCGGGCGCGCAGGGCCGCGTCCACGAGCGGCTGCGCTCGCATCTCGTCGGACGGGCGCGCCAGCTTGACGCGCTCCCTGTCGCCGACGTCCCACCCGATGGCCGCGAGGTCGCGCCTGAGCAGCGCGGCGCGGTAGGAGTCCAGGCACACGGCGCGGACGTCGTACCTCGCCATGGCAGCGGCGAGCCAGTCGGCCACGAGCGAGGGGTCTATCTCCTGGGCGTCCACGACGGTGAGGACGCCCAGCGCCGCCCACTCCCCGAGCGGGGCGCGGACGCGGTCGCGGTCTGCCGACGCCGTGCACCACCATCCGTGGACGACCGCCTGCCATCGGTTGCCGTCCCTGAAGAGCAGCGCCGCGCCCACCATGTCGGTGGTCTTGGCGAGGTCGATTCCGCACACGCACGCGCGCCCCGAGAGGTCCCCGGGGTCGGCTGAGGCGGCCACGAGGTCGTCCCAGTCGGCCACGGCCACGCTGCGGCGCTCTGTCGGCAGGTTGAAGCGCTTGGTCGGCACCTCTGGGTGCCTGTCGGGGTCGCGCCTCCAGTCGGCGACGTCGGCGCGGTAGCGCTCGAGCAGGAAGGCGTTTCCGAGCAGGCGCGGGTTGGCCTTTGGCCATGCGGCCTCGTCCGTCATCTCGTCCCGCGAGTCGAGCTTGCAAATGAAGGGGAGGAAGCCCATGTCGGGCTCGCCGCCCGTGAGGATGGCGCGCGCCTGCGCCTTCTTCTCGTCGAGCACGCCGTCGCGCACGTCGCCGTCGGTGGTCATGAACAGGCGGCGCGGGAACGGCTTCTTTCCGAGCCCGCCCGTGAAGACGGCCATGCTGCGCTCGTCGGGGTAGGCGTGGATCTCGTCGAAGAGCACCGCGCCGCTGCGCATGCCGTCCTTGGAGCCGCTGTTGCCGCTCCAGTACTTCATGCGGCTGCCCGTCTCGCGGCAGGTCAGCTCCTGCTTGTTCCACGAGAAGCCCTGCCGGAACAGGTCGGGGTCGCGCTCGAAGGTGCCGCGCAGCTCCTCGAAGCACAGGCGCGACTGCTCGGACGTGGTGGCGCACACGTCCACGTCGTAGGCGGGAACTCCGTTGGCGGGGCTGATGAGGCACAGCGAGAGGAACGCGCCGAAGCCGGTCTTGCCGAAGCCCCGGCCCGCGTACACGAGCAGGTCCGGCCACCTCGGCATGCCGTCGGCGCGGTAGACGCAGAGCCACAGGCACACGAGGAAGCGCTCCTCGACGCCCAGCTCCCACGGGAACAGGCGCTGGTAGCCCATGTAGCGGCGCAGCGCCTCGGAGTCGAGCCACAGGCGCTCGGACGCCATGGCCTCGCGCACGTGGCGGCACAGGGCGTGCTGCTCCTGGCAGGCGGGGATTCCTCCCGTCTCCACGAGGTCGAGCCACCCGTGCAGCTCGGGCACCTGGTCGGGGTCGATGGCGCCCGCCTCGGCTCGCGCCCGCTCGATGACCTCCTCTGCCCTGCTCACAGCTCCAGCTTCTCGCCGGGCGGCTCGGCGGGACGCACGGGCGCGACCTTGCAGCGGCTCGTGAGGTTGAGGCCGAGCGAGGAGGCGGAGCGGTGGGCCTGCTGGTATGCGCGGTCCTGCTGGCGCTGCAGGGCCGCGGCCCCGTCGGCGTCCCCGGCGGCGAGCGCGCCCAGCCACATGGCGCTCAGGCGCTCGTAGCCGGTCTGGGCCACCACGTAGCGGCCGAGCTCGTCGGCGCAGGTCGCGTCCCACACGCCGAGGTCGGACAGCATCGCCGCGATCTCGGAGAAGCGCCCGCGCATGCCGTCCTCGGACAGCCAGGCGGGCGGCGTCGCGTCGGCGTTGGCGGGCGGCACCTCGCGGGCGGCCCTGGCCCTCTTCTCGGAGGAGGAAAGGTGGCTCTTGCCGCGGGCCTCCAGGACCGCCAGCGGGAGCGGGTCTCGTCCCATCTCGCTCACTCTCCCCTCTACTTGACGCAGGAATGCCGCCAGAAGCCAGCGAGGGCTTGTCTGACGGCAGCTTTCATCGGATTCGAACGAGGACACCGATTAGCGCCTGCAAGCCCTCAGAAAGGCTCTGGGCGCCCCGAAAAACGGAGCGCCCGCGCAAATCGGATGTTGGGCCGTCGGTTCCCGGCCCTGGCGCGCGGATGGGGTTTGGGGAGGCGGGGGTGGCGCTCACCACCGCTCCGCCGTCACCTCGCGGGCCGCGCGCTGCCTCGGGTCGGTCGCGCCGCCGAGCCTGCCGTGCCGCGCCTCGTGGCAGCGGTCGCACAGCGGGAAGAGGTTGCGCCTCACCTCGCCGGCGCCGTCCACCCACCACTCCGAGAGCGCCCAGCCGGGCAGCTCCTCGACCCGCGCGTCGTGGTGCACGGTGGTCGCGGGCGTGAAGCGCGCGGGCGACTTTGCCAGGCAGTCGGCGCACGCGCCGCGCCACTCGGCCATCACCCTCCGCCTGAGCCTTGCCCACGCGGCGCGCTGGTAGAAGCGGCGGTCGTTGCCACGCTCGGCGCGCTCGGCCCTGAGCCTGGCGTCCAGCGCGCGGTCGTACGCGAGCGAGCGCGCCGGCGGCGGCTCGAGGGGCGGCGCGGTCGCGCCCGACGTCCAGCAGTAGCCGACCCACCAGGCCATCCGCACCGCCCCCTCGCGCCGCGCACCCGCACCATACGTTGTACGCCCGAGGCGAGCGCCGCGGGGCGCCGAGCCCCGCCAAGGTGCGCCACGGGCTGCTACGAGCTGCCACGGGACGCCACGGGGCGCTCGCCTCGCGCCCTCTCCATGTCGGCGCGGATGAGCGCCTTCACGTAGCCCGCCTTGTTCTCCTGACCCTGCAGCCAGTCCCAGAGGTCGGAGTCGGCGGGGTAGAACCTGACCGCCACCTGCTTGACCGACCTCTTTCGGTAGGCCTCCTGCGCCCGTCTCTGCGCGTCCGTCAGCGGCATTACTTCCTCCTCCCCTTCCAGATGCGAAGGACCACGTAGGCCACCACGAAGGCCACAACGAACAGGCATGCTCTCCTTGCGTCCATGTCTCGAATCTCCTATCTTTGTGGAAGCGGTGACCCGCCCGCGAAGACGGGCCACCTTGTTTCTAAGACTCGGTTCGCTGCCAGGCTACTTCCGGGTCTTTTTCTTTAGCCAGTCGACCAGCTCCTGGAGCAGGACGGCGAGGACCGCGCCGTAGGTCGTGACCAGCAGGTCCTTTATCAGCTCTTCCAAGTGGACCACCTCCCTTCGATGTCTAATATTATAGAGCATACCCTATATAAACACAAGGGCAATTCCTATATATATCCGCAAGAAAAAAGCCCCGCGGCCAGCGTGGCCGCGAGGCTCCGGCGTCAGTCGCACGCGATGCCCTCGCCCGAGATGACGCGCTCCATCCCGTATGCGTCGCAGGCGTCCAGGGCGACCTGCTCGGCGCGCCTGCACCAGCTCTCGCTCATGCCGACGGCGTCCGCGACGCGCGCCCAGCCGGAGCCGTCGCAGTGTCGGAACCACAGGACGTCGGCGTGGGCCGTGCTCGTGATCGCGGCCACGCCGCCGCGCCCGTCCTCGGCCTGGCCGTAGAGCACTCGGCTGGCCGTGGCCAGCAGCGCGTAGTCGGCCTCCAGGCGCCTGCGCATCCTCTCCTCCATGTCGATGCGGGCCTCGGTCCTGCCCATGCCGTTGACGTCCGCGCGGGAGCCCCGGCCGCCCCCCGAGTAGGACTGGGCGCGCACCCCCTCGGCGGCCTCCATGCGCTCGATGGTCCTGCGGGTCCTCTCCGCCTCGCGGGCGGCCCTCCCGACGGCCCCGAAGAAGTCCCTGGCGTCGGCGTACTCAACCCGCGCCACGCTATGCCCCGAGGCACCACGCCATGGCGCGGCCAACGATGCCGAAGCAGGCGAGCATGGCCGCGAGGGCGAGGCACATCGCGCACACCCACGCGATGGCCGAGACGATGGACGTCATTGCATAGGAAATGGTCTTTCGCAACTCCAAGGCACCACCTATCAATCGGTTTACCTGCCAATTCTACGCCACCCCAGGGGTCAGGCTCGGGGCTGGGCATCTAGCGCGCCGGCCCTCTTGCGCGCGTCTTCCCAGACGCCGCAGGGCGAGACGCCCAGCAGCTCCGAGGCGAACCGCACCATGACGCCCGCGACGACGCGCAGGCGCTCTATCCTGCTATCGAGGATGCCCCTGGCCCCACAGACTTCGGCCATGCGGAGCCGGCGGGCGATGCTGTCGACCGCCCTGTCGTACAGCTCGCGGCGCACCCTCCGCTCGACGGCCTCTTCATCGGTAATCATTCGTCCACTTCCTCTACGAGCATGTGCAGGTCAATGTGTGTCTCATCAGCAATGGCGAACAGGGTTTTCAACGTTATGCTTTTCCTTCCGTTGAGCAGCTCGTTGAAGTATGAGGTCGAGATGCCAAGATGTTTGGCAAGCTCACTTTGAATTAAGTCGTGGTCGATGAGATAGTGCTTAATGGCCTTTTTGTTTAGCACGTATCGCGTCGATGCTTCGGCCATCACTCGACCACCTCCGCGCCGCATTCCGGACAATATTTAGGGTCCACCACGTCAGCCGCAAAGCCGCATCGCGAGCAGAAGAAGTCGTAGTCCTCTCCGTTCGTCCCCTCCTCGAGACCGAAGTTCCTGCACGTCGGGCGGTCGATGAGGTCGGCTAGCTTTTCGAGCGTCCTCTCGGCACGCCTACGGTCGGCGGCCACTGAAAAATGGTTGCCTTCGTCATCGGTGACCCATTCGATGACAATCCAATCGCTGAGGTACATCGCAAGGTCCAACGTCCCGTTTACGTCCTGTGCGCATGCGCGCAGCCTCGCCGCCACAGCGCGGCGCTCCTCATCGCTAATCATCGTCTCCCCTTTCCGGGTCGATGAGCTCCGCGAGGCCATGCGATTGTTGCCCGTTTCCATTCCGTCCCACCTTTTTCTCGTTCGTATTTCGTCGTAGTTCTGTGTTGCGGGGCGTGACACTGCGCACGAGTGCGGGCGCGGCCCTGGCCCGCACGCACGTCCCCGCCACACAAAACAACGTGCTGCATTGTTGTGTTGTCACACTTATCCCTTTAGGGTAGTAACACAACACAACGCAAACGGTCCTACCAGCCGGTCATGGCCGCTTCCATCTCAGGGTCGCGGAGAACTCCCGACTGGTTGCCTTTGCCCTTCTCGCACACGATCGTGCACCAGTCGTTCCGGCTCGGTGCGACCCACTGGCTAACCGTGGTCTTGGTCACCTGCCTGCCGTCGATCTCGGGCATGCGCTCCACCACGTTGGCCACGGTGGCGTCAACGCCGTCCTCGGCGCAGGCGGCCATGCCCTCGCGCAGCGCGGCCAGCTTGGCCTCCTGCTTGCGGGCGTCGTTTCTCGCCTTTCGCTCGCGGCCCTGGGCGCGGTAGTCGGCCCGGCCCAGCTCCTCGCCCTCGGGGCTTGCGTCGGCAAGCATCCCGGCGCGGTCCACGACGTGCATCGGGTAGTCGAACAGCATGTTCACCGGCTCGAAGCGAGGGAACTCGCGCAGCGTCCCCTCGACGCGCCACGCCGTCATGGTGCGCGCCCTGCGCCGGGCCGCCACCACGCCGTCGAGGAAGGGGCGCTCCCAGGACGGCTCGGCGGCCTGGACGGCGGTGCGGCACGCGGCCATGAGCCTCTCGCCCCCGGCGGAGAGGACCTCGTCCGGGACGTCGGAGCGCCAGCCGCCCCCGAGCTTCCCCGCGTTGGCGTCCATGAAGCCCTCGCAGAAGCTGCCGACCGCCCTGGCCTCGAGCCGCTCGCGCATCTCGTCGGATATGTGCAGCTCCAGCATGTCGAGGAGGGCGTCCGGGTCGCGCGCGAAGACCCCCGAGCCGCTCGCGCGGTCCATGGACCTCTTCTGGCCCTGCGTGCCCTTGCTGTGGTGGTGGCAGTAGATGACCGCGCAGCCCAGGCTGTCGGCCACGCGGTCGAACTGGTTGCAGAAGGCGGCCATCTGGTCCGCCGAGTTCTCGTCGCCGGTGATGACCTTGTAGATGGGGTCGATGATGACGGCGATGGGCCTCTCGCGGGCGGCGCGGCGAATGAGCGCGGGCGCCAGCTGGTCCATCGGCTTGGAGCGGCCGCGCAGGTTCCAGATGAACACGTTGGAGAGGTTGCGCGGCGCGGCGCCCATGGCGGTGTAGACGTCGCGGAACCGGTGCAGGCAGCTGGCGCGGTCGAGCTCGAGGTTCACGTACATCACGCGGCCCTGGGCGCAGCGCCACCCGAACCACTCCAGGCCCTCGGCTATGGCCACGGTCAGCGCGATGAGCGCGAAGCTCTTGCCCGCCTTGGACGGCCCGGCGAGCAGCATCTTGTGTCCCTGCCTGAGCACGCCGTCGATCAGCGGCGGCGCGAGCTCGGGGAGGTCGTCCCAGGTCGCGTCGAGCGTCTCGGGGTCCGGCAGGTCGTCGTTCTGCTCGTCGAGCCACTCCCGCCACTCCCGCCAGCTGGGCTTGCCGATTGACTCCGCGACGAGCCACTGCTTGCGGCCGGAGCGCCTGACCCCGGGCATCCGGCTCAGGCGGGACGGGTTCTTGTTCTGGGTGTCGAGCTCCAGGCCGTTCTCGCGGCAGGTCTGGTAGAGGAAGTCGACGCGCTTCCGGTACTCGTCGTAGTCCCTGGCGTCGACGCGCACGATGGCGTGGACCGACTTGTTGCCGCTGTGGACCGCCGCCGCGACCGGCAGCTCGAGCGCGCGGATGATGGCCATCTGCTTGCTCGGCGGCATCCTGTCCGACTCGACGAGCGCGTAGCGGAACTCCGCCACGTTGTCGTTGCGCACCCCGGCCCCGTCGAGCGGGTTGAAGCGGATCCACGCCCCCGACTCGGGGTTCGGCTCGCCGATGGAGCTGCCGAGGTCGTCCCCCCACTTCGCGAGGCTCTCGGCGAGCTCGCCCGCCGTCCTCGTGAAGCAGCCCTTGCCGGCCGGCGTCCATCGCCCGTCCCGCTCGAACGCCTCGGTGACGTAGCCCACGACGTCCTCGGGGTCGAAGAGCGCGGAGAGGTAGCGCGCGAGCTGCTCGCCCGGGCGCCAGTCCTCGTCGGAGGGCTCTCGAAGCTCCTCCCCCTCCACCCACGTCGGGTCGACCACGGTCGCGGGCCGCTGGGCCGCCTGCGGGCGCGTCGTGCGCCACTCGCGGCCAGCCCAGCGTCCGTGCGCGCCGTCGTCCGGGTCGGCCTCCGCGAGGTCCCAGTCCAGGGCCACGTCCTCGTCCCGGCCAGGCGGCTCGTAGCCGCGCTCGAGCGCCATCTGCACGAGCGTGCCGCCGTTCACGCGGCCGTCGCCGCCGGTGCCGAAGCCCCGCCACTTGCGCGCGCACTCGCCGGGGTGGTAGCGCGCCGGGTCGGACGCGCTCCACGTGTCCCAGACGTCGGCGCCGTAGCCCTCCGCCTTGAGCGCCATGCCGACGCTCACCCACTCCTGGTAGCCGAGCGACGATGCCGGCACCGCGGCGAGCACGCCCTGCAGGTCCTCGCTAAGGAGGCTCCCGTCCATCTCCTATCCCTCCTTTCTCGGATCGTACGTCGCGGGGTCCACCCCGGCCGGCGCCCCGCGCCATCCCTGCGCCGCGATGCGGCCGATCATGCCGCTCGCCGCGTCGAACGGCCAGGTCCCGACGTGCCGGAAGCCGTAGCGCTCGAGGCAGCGGATCTGCTTCGGCGTGGTCAGGCCCTCGAGCCTGCGCTTGTCGAGCCTGTCGAGCAGAAGGCTCGCCTTGCCCTTGCAGGCGACCTCGTCGGGGAAGATGCCGAACCTCTCGAGCGCCGCGAGCTGCCTGTCGGTCGGCGGCTCCAGCTCGGCCGGGAACGCGGGCTCCCAACCGGCAAGGTCCTCCGCCTGGATGCTCATCTCGAACTGCACCGGGTCGACGAGCTTGCGGCGCCGCTTCCTCATCGATGCCAGCTCCTCGGCCAAGGTCTCCTCGCGCTGCCGCACGACGTCCCCGGCCGCCTGGGCCTCCACGACGCCGAGGTCGACGGGGCCGCCGGCCTGCTCGGCGATCTCGGCCATGCGGGCGGCCACCTCCGGCGAGCCGGCCACGAGGTGCGCCGGGCGGCAGAGCTCGTGGCGCTCGGTCATCCAAAGGAAGTCGAGCACAAGGAGCTCGGTCTTGCCGGTCGCCGGGCTAAGGCGCGTGCCGCGCCCGACCATCTGCACATAGAGGCTGCGGACCTTCGTGGGCCTGAGCACCACGACGCAGTCGACGCTCGGGCAGTCCCAGCCCTCGGTGAGCAGCATCGAGTTGCACAGGACCGCGCCCGGCCCGGCGGCGTCGAAGCGCGCCAGCGTCTCGGCGCGGTCCTCGCTCTCCCCGTCGACCTCCATGGCGTCGAGCCCGCGCCGCCCGAGGGCGGCGGCGAACTTCTTGGAGGTGGCCACGAGGGGCAGGAACACCACCGTCTTGCGCTGCATGCAACCCGCCGTCAGCATCTCGTCGGCGATTCCCTCGAGGTACGGGTCGAGCGCCGTCCCGAGGTCACCCGCCGAGAAGTCCCCAGCGCTCACCTTGACCCCGGCGAGGTCGATGGAGAGGGGGACGGTCTGCGCCTTTATTGGGCACAGGTAGCCCTCGCGGATGGCCGTTGGCAGGGTGTACTCGTAGGCGACGCTCTCGAAGAGCTGGCCGAGGTCGCGCTTGTCCCCGCGGTCGGCGGTCGCCGTCACGCCGAGGACCTTGGCGGACGGGAAGTGCCCGAGGACGGCCCTGTAGCCGTCCGACAGGGCGTGGTGCGCCTCGTCGACCACGATCGCGTCGAAGTAGTCGGGAGGGAAGCGCGCGAGCCTGCTCTCCCTCATCATCGTCTGGACGCTGCCGACAGTCACGCGGAACCAGCTGCCCATGCTGGTCTCCTCCGCCTTCTCGACGGCGCAGCCCAGGCCCGTGGCCGCCCTGAGCTTGTCTGCCGCCTGCTGCAGCAGCTCGCCGCGGTGGGCGAGTATCAGGACGCGGCCGCCCCGGTCCACCACGTCCTTGGCCACGGTGCAGAAGACCACGGTCTTGCCGCAGCCGGTCGGCAGGACCAGAAGCGTCAGCCTCCGGCCCTGCCCCCATTCGGCCTCGACGGCGGCCACGGCCTCCCTCTGGTAAGGCCTAAGCTCCATGGGCTACTGGATGCCCCATCCCGCGGGTGCCGCGGGCTGGGCGGGCACCGCGGGTCGCTGCACGGGCACCGCAGGGGCCGCCTGAGCCGCGTAGGGCTGCTGCGTGGTGGATGGCACCGGGAGGGGCGCCGTCGGGGCTGAGGCGGCCGCAGGGGACGTCGGATTCGTCGCTGCGGCCCCAGCGCCGTCGCCGCAGGCCCTTGAGTACTCGCGCCAGGCCTTCTCCTGCTCCTCGGGCTTGCAGAACACCTCGACGTCGTTGGTCTCGCGCCGCTCGCCGTCGCGCGTCGTGTAGGAGCGCTTCTTGAGCTTGAGCCAGCCGGCGCCGTCCTCCGCCCCGGCCCAGTCGATGATCACCTTGCCGGCAGCGTTGCGGCCGCGCCCGATGGACTCCATGAATCGAGAGACCTTCCAGAGCATTCGCTGCGTGAGGAACAGGCGCTCGGTCACGGTCGCGGTCTCCCCCGCCGCCCCCTGGACGGACAGGGTTATCTTCGCCATGGGGCAGGCGGGCATCTTCTGGGAGCCCACGAAGCGCTCGCGCTCGATCTTCTTCACGGTGAACGGGTAGAAGCCGTCCTCCAGCACGGTCCAGCCGTGGTCGCCGTCGTCGGGGTCCGCCTCGGTGAGGTCCCAGTCGAGCGCGACGTCCTGAATGTCAGCCATTTCGTTTCCTTTCGCTAGTGTTCGCTCCGCTTAGTCGAACGGAACGTCTTTCTCGTCCCTGTACTCGCCGACCTTGGCCCTCACGGCGTCCCACTGCGGGACGATCAGGCCCGAGATGTACTCGGGCGGGTAGGCCTCGGGCGGCGTGTCCATGGTGAAGTGGCCCTGCAGCATCGCGAAGCGCTCGACCTCTTCGAGGCTCACCCCGTCCCTGCGCATGAGCTCGACCGCCGGCGCCCAGAAGGCCGGCAGGCCGTCCGCCTCGTCGGCGCGGGCAGCCTTGGCAGCCGAAGCGGGGGCGGGGGCGGGGGCAGGCGCCGGGGCTGTCGGGGAGGGCACGTGCGGCGCGATTGCCTCGAAGCCGAGCGGCACCTCGTCGGGCAGCCCCCAGCGGTTCTTCGCGTCCCAGGCGGCGTGGTGGGTCGTGAATATGGTGCGCTTGGCGCCGCGGGCCTTGCCCTTGGCGCTGAAGCCCTCGCCGACCATCTCGACGATGGTCTTGTAGTTGACGAACAGCAGCGCGTCCGCCCACTCCTTCAGCAGCGCGGCGTCCTTCTTGTACATCTTCATGGTCCAGCGGTCGTAGCTCGCCGCCTCGTCGGGCAGGTCGAACTTGGAGACCATGGCGTGCGCCGTTACCACCACGTTCATGCCGGCGTCTCGCACGTCGGTGAGCAGGTCGAGCAGGCGGCCGAACTCCTCCAGCGCGTACTGCCAGCACTTGCCGTAGTTGAGCGCCTCCATGGAGGCCCACTTGTTCTTCGCGCAGAGCTCGTCGCAGAGCAGCCGCTCGGCCCAGTCGGCGGTGTCCAGCACCAGCGTCCCGCACGGGCGCTCCTCGGCGACGGCGCGCACGAGGTCCTTCAGCGCCGACCAGCTCTGCGGCGTCTGGGTGCGGGTGACGTCGTAGGCCTCGGAGCCGCCCTCGGTGTCGATGAACAGGGCGCCGGGGAACTGCGCGGCCAGCGTGGTCTTGCCGATGCCCTCGACGCCATAGATCACGACTTTCTGCGGCCGCAGGGATGCCCCCCGCGTGATCTCGATGCGTCCCATCACTTGATCTCCCATCCGTTCGCGGCCGCGCGCTCGACGTCTGCGGCGGCATCCTCTCCGCCGGGCTCGCTGAGCCGCCCGCAGCCGTCCTCGATGACCAGGCTGCACTCGCCGCCCGTGCCGACGCGGGTGCCGATGACCTGAAGGCCCTCGCCCTCGGCCCACTGCCCGAACTCGGCGAGCGTCTGCGGGTCCATCTGCTCGAGCTTGTCGACCAGCACGAAGCCGCACTCGGGCTTCAGCTCGCGCACGATGGCGGTGGCCACCTTAAGCTGCTCGCTGCCGCTCATGCAGTCCCACGGCTGGCCCATGTACTCGAGGCGCGGCGCGCCCTTCTCGTCGAACTCCACCGCCAACCCCTCCAGCGGCAGGCTCGCCCCGCGGAGCAGGTCGGTGCGCGCCCGGGCCAGCTCGCCGACGCGGGCGTCGAGCTCGTCGTACCGGGCTTTCAGCTCGTCGGCCTCCGCCATGGCGGCGGCGCGGCGCTGGTTGGTCCTCACCTTGTCGTTGGTGGCCTCGACCTGCTGGAGCTGCTCCTCGAGCTCCGCCGTGGACTCGTCGCGAAGCTCCGAGGCGGTCTTCGCGGCCACGGCGGCGTCCTCGGTGAGGGTCCTGACCTCCTCGGACTTCTCGGCCATTCGGCGAGCGAGCTCGGCGCTCCGCTCGTTCAGGCGAGCCAGCTCGGCCATGGCCGCGTCCAGGCGCGCCTTGACTTGCTCGGCCGCCATGCGCTTGCGCTGGTTCTCGCCGTTGCGCGCCAGAATGGCCGACTGCTCGGCGATCAGGTCGGCGGCGCTCACCGGCTCGGCGGGCGCGTCCGGCCAGAACGCCATGTCGTTCGCCGCGCCCCGCTTCTGGCGCTCCATCTGGCCGACCGCGAGGCGCTGGTTGTAGGCCGACTGCCTCTGCGCGTCCAGCTCCGCCAGCTCATCCCCGACGCCCATGATGGCAAGGAGGGACTCGGCCTTCTCCTTGTCGTTGGCCTCCATGAACCTCGGGAGGTCGAGGGCAAGCTGCTCGGTGAAGCTGTCGAGGAGCTGCTGGCCGCTCCTGTTGCCCTCCGGGTCGATGACCTTCAGGGCCGAGTTCTTGCCCCTACGCTCCACCACGATGCCGTTGTCGAGCACGACCCTGAGGGCGGGGTCGCCCGCCGCGCCCTCGCGCCTGGCGTTGGTCGGGCGCATCTTCGCGCCGCCGAGCGCCCATGCGATGGCGTCGAGCACGCTCGTCTTGCCCTGGCCGTTTCGCCCGCCGATGACGGTCAGGCCCTCGGGCTTGGGCTCAAGGTAGACGGCCTTGACGCGCTTGACGTTCTCGGCTTCCACCGATGCGATCTTTACCATGTGTCGCTCCTATTCCTCTTCGTCTTCCCGCTCCGCGCCCTCGGTGGCGAGGGCGAGCGCGGTCATGAGACCCCTGTCGGCGTCGGTCGGCTCCCAGCCGTCGGACTCCGCCGTCGCGGCCATGGCCAGGAACCCGTCCAGGATGTCCGCCGCCCACCGCTGCATGACGCCCTGGCCCGCCGCCATGAGCAGGGCCTGGCTGCGGGGGCGCGAGCCCTCGACCCACGCGCGGAGAAGCGCCGCGGCCACCATGCCCGTGGCAAGTCCGTCCGGGCGGGCGCCGTCCCACCCCGCTTCGTCGAGCCACTCGTCGGTGTTGGCGCGCTTGCTCCAGCGGTCCTCGTCCTTGCCGAGCCACCCGGACACCGCCGCCGCCATGCACGCGGAGGGCTCGCGCGGCTGGTCGGCCATGGCCTTGGGGGCGAGGAAGGCGCGGATGCCGGCGAGCATCTCGTCCACGCCCGCGGCGTAGCTGTCGGCGAGCTCGGCAGCCGCCTGCCGCCCGGCGTCCTCCTCGCCCTCGTCGTCCTCGTCCGGCGCGTAGACCACGACGCGCGGGCCGTCCCAGCCGTTGCCCTCCTGGAACACGAAGACGGCGCCCTCGGTCGCGGACGCCGCGTCGAGGCTTCCCGGCTCCCGGCATGTCTCGACGTATTCCGTGCCGTCGGGGCGTCCTCCGCCCTCGACGAGCTGGATGCCGAGCCTCTCCGCTGCGGCCCGCAGGGCTTCGGCGGCCTTCATGTCCTCGACCTGCTTGCGGGCCTCCTTGGCCGCTCGCTCCCAGGACGCCTCGTCCGCGTCGGCCACCTTCGCGGCGAGGTCGGGGTAGCGCGCGAGGTCGGCTACCGCCAGCAGGTGGTCCAGGCTCATCGTCTCGGCGGCGGCGCCGACCATCTCGGCCGCCTTCCCGACCCTTCGCAGCCCCTTTCGGCGCGCCGCCTTCTCGACCTTCTGGGGTTCCACGCCCAGCAGCAGCGCGCGCTGCACGCCGCGGCTGCGCTCGACCTCGTCGAGCGGCTTCTTGTCGTCGGTCGCGAGTATCGCCAGCGCGGCGTCCGCGTCGGCCCAGTCGTCGCACACCACCGCGTCGAAGGCCTTGGTCCCCGCCTTGGACATCGCTCGCCAGCGGCGCTCGCCGTCGACGATGCGGTACACCTCCCCGTCACGGACGAGCAGCGGCGGGTTCATCGGCTCGCCGGGATGCCTCGGGTTCAGCTCGAAGCTCGCGGCGAGCGCGTCGAGGTCGCCGAAGTCGCGGCGGGGGTTTGCCTCGCTCGGGTACACGTCGGCGGTCCTGACCCTTTTAAGCTCCATGTTCTTCTCCTTTTGGTACTCGGAACCCGCGGGCGCTCTCCACCGCGCCGTCCTGCGTGAGTCGCCACAGGCCGTGCGCGAAAGCGCTCCGCAGGTGTTCGTTGGTCACGTGCTCCCGGCAGCCCCTCATCACCTCGCGGCCCTGCTTCACCGCGTCGGCCGCCCATGCGCAGTTGCCCCGCGCCTTCGGGTTGAGGACGCGGGCGCTCAGCTGGATGGCCAGGGGCTCGCCCGCCTGGTGCAGGTGCGCGGTGATGCTGCCCACCAGCCACGGGGTCTGGTGGCTCATGCTCATGTGCCCGCGCCCGCCCTGCTGCTGGTAGCCCTCGACCACCACGAGGCCGTGGGGGTGCCCTTCGAGGAAGGCCCGGAGGCGCCGCCAAATCTCCTCGCATCGCTCGTCAAGCAGCCCGTTGTCCCCCCTCACGCCGGTCTTGAACGCGATGGTCTCGGAGTCGATGACGCCGATTCCGTCCATGTAGACCACTCCCGTGTGGAGGCAGCCGGGGTCCACGGCGACGATTGCTCGCGGCGCCATCACCCCTCCCGCCTCTCGAAGCGCGCGCACGCGCCCTTGGGGGCCTTGGCGAAGGGGTCGAGCGTGCAGTAGCCCAGAAGCGCCCACCAGTGCCTGCAGAGCGGGCAGCGGCGCGCGCGGGCGCTCACTTCTCCTCCCCGTCGGCGACAGGGGTGCACGAGCGCCAGCACTCCTTGATCCAGGCGTCGGCCTCCGAGGCCAGGACGCGCCTGCCCCGTGTGTTGCCGGCGGGCATGTAGGTCCTGAGCCTGCCGGCGCCGATGTCCTTGTAGAGCCCGTGCACGTCCACGCCGGTGAGCGTCGACAGCTCGCGCACGGTGTAGCTCGCGCGCATCGGCTCGCCAGCGGCCTCGCAGAAGGCGCCCAGCGCGTCGTTGTCGGTCAGCATGCGGTCCTCCTAGCGTTGTCCTCCAGCTCATGGGGCCAGAGGAAGAAGCGGGCCGAGAAGAGCATGAGCGCCGCCGTTGCGACCCCAGCCTTCATTCCATTCCTCCAACCACCGCGAACAGCAGGACCATGGCCACGACGAAGCGCCCCTCGTGGCCCTCGAAGACGCGCTCGCAGACCCAGTCGAAGACGTCAGAGACGGCTCCGATGGGACCGAGCAGGGGCTTGTCTGATAGACTCATTGCTCGACCTCCTTAGGTCTCGGGCCCCTCGTCTGGCTGGACGGGAAGGGGCCTTTTTTGTTGCGGTTGTCCGGGACGCATCCCGGCAGTTCCATGAGCGCACCGCGCCGCCGGCCGCGGCGGTGGACAAAGGCACCCACGGGCAGGGGAAACGCCCCGGCCGGCGGCGTGGCACGCTCACGTTTTCCGAGAGCCCCCTGCGAGAGGCGCGGGCACGGGCGAGGGGCCTATGAACCCTCCGGCTCCCGTTTCGTCCCCAGCCGTGGTGCGGGTGGTGCTATGGGGTGCATGGTCTGAGTCGCAGGAGAAAGGGACTTCGGCGGCGGTGGGGCCGCCCGGGGCACACCCGCGCTCCCCCGCAGGGGGCTCTCGGTTTCCCGTCCTTTTCGGCGAGGGCGGCGCGCCATTCCGTTGTCAAGGTGCTCGAAGCGCAAGGCTTCGCCCGGCCCCCTCGAAGGAGGCCATTGCAGTGCTTGGTTGTGCAAAGGGTTGTGCTAAGAGACGCGCTCAGCCTTGCGGCAGTAGCGGCTCGCGCACATGCCCACGCCCTTGGCCGTGAGGCACCCGTAGCTCTTGGCGCGCGTGCCGCCGTCGGCGGTGGGAATCTTGACCATGCGCTCGCGCATGTAACCCGGCTCGATGGCCTTGACCGTGGCGGAGAGCGTGCGCTGCTCGATGTACCCGTCGCGGCGCAGCAGCCCACGGAGTCGCTTGGCGCCCATGGTCGGGTCCACCGACTTGAGCAGCTTGCCCGCACGGGTCACGCTGATGAGGCCGTCGGTGTCGTCCACCCAGTCGTCGTACAGGCTCGCCTTGGCGCGAAGCCCAGCGTTGACGGCCGTGAGGCGGCGGTTCTCCGCCTCGGCCGCGCCGAGCTGCCGGTCGCGCTCGTCGAGCTTGCGCTTGACCGCGACCAGCGCGCGGGCGATGAGCGTGTCCTCGTCCTCGGTGCCGTCGGATACCACGTAGGCCCCATCCCGGCGCAGGGCCGGGAGCACCTCGTGCGTGACCCAGCGCTGGAAGGCCTTGGCCTCCGGCTTGCGGGAGCGCATTACGAGCTTGTAGAAGCCCGGCTCGGTGACGATGGTCATCCGCTGCTCGCCGCCAGGGGTGTGGATTGAATCCACCCCCTTCTCGTCCTCGTCAAGCTTGCGGAGTGCAGACTTGTCGAGGTCAAGAACATCGAGAACGTCCTTGGCGACAAACCACGGTTCACCACTCTTGTCGCGAACAACTCGAATTAAGCCAAACTCGGGACTATCGAAGGTCTGGATTTCGTTCATCTAAGGCACCTCCTAACTGTTAGTTTCACTAGCATCAATGCTGAAGAAAATTTGCTCGTAATTCTTTGCAAGAAGCTGACAAATGGCCTTTGCCTGAAGAACTGTCGCTCGCCCCGGGTTCTGTTCAATCGCAGCATAGGTAGGTCTAGAGCATCCAAGCTGCTCAGCCATCTGTTTTTGAGTAAAGCCAGCGCGGCGACGAGCCTCTTCTAGCGTCTCTCCTGGCAACGGTTCCACCTCCTCCGGTTTCAGTCGCTTGTTGTCTGCAATGCTAGTTTTTCTAACGTTGAGCGTCAACCATCTTTTGCCTAAAATGTCAGTAAATCTAACGGAGGAGGAGCAATGGGAATCCGCGAGAACATCGTTAAGCTGCGCAAACAACACGGGTTGACCCAAGAAGAGCTAGCAAAAATAGCAGGCGTGTCTCGTGGAGCGGTCTCTCAATGGGAGGGCGGATTCTCTGAGCCACGTATGGGTGCCATACAGCGAATGGCTGACTACTTCAAAGTAAAGAAAAGCGATCTGATTGAAGACTCTCCGGACGCCTCCCTCTCCCCCGACGAGCGCGAGCTCCTCGGCTGCTACCGCTCCTGCACGCCCGAGCGCCAAGACGCCCTCCTCAACCTCGCGCGGGACTCCGCGCTGCTCTCGGGACCGGCTGCCGAACGTGGTGCGGTTTCGGAGGCGGTGTAGGTGATGGGATTCTGGTGACGGCTCGACACCGTGACGGGATTCAGGTATATTTTGCGGCGTGATGAGGCCCGGCGACGGTACGTCCGGCCGGGTCCGAGAAGGCCGCCCTACGGGCGGCTTTTCTCGTATTAAGGGGGCAATCCCATGGACAAGCCATTCAAGACGATAGACGAGCAGGTTGCGATTCTGGAGTCGCGCGGCATGCGGACGGATGCAAAGACCCCGTCCATCCTGCGGCGCGAGGGCTACTACTCCGTCGTGAACGGTTACAAGGCCCTGTTCCTCGACGGCTCCGGCGCAGACCGCTATCTCGACGGTACGACCTTCGATGGCGTCTACCGGCTCTTCACGTTCGACCGAGACCTCCGCATGACGATGATCAGATACTTCGCCCAGGCGGAGGCCGCCCTGAAGACTGCCTGCGCGTACCAGTTCTCCGAGAGGCACGCAGGAGAGACGGAGGCCTACCTGAACCCCCTCAACTACAGGCGAGACAACGGCTACCGGCGCAAAGTGCGCGACCTGATAGAGGACTTCAGGAAGGTGCTCCACAAGGGCGACTACGACAGGGGGCCGTTCAAGCGCGAGTACATCGAGCACTACGTGAGGAACCATGGCGAGACGCCTCTTTGGGTTCTCACGAACTTCCTCATGCTCGGTCAGATATTCAAGTTCTACGAGTACCAGACCGACAGCATGCGGAACTCGATTGCCAAGTCCTTCTCCGAGCTCTACGAGGAGTCCTACGGGACGCGGATTCACATAAGCCCGAGGCAGCTGAGACTGACCTACGACCACATCAAGGACTTCCGCAATATCTGCGCCCACGACGAGAGGCTGTATTGCGCGAGGGTGTCCCCAAGCCGGGACGTCACCTTCGCCAACCTCCTGGACGACCTCTCCCTAGTGCTCACCAAAGAGGAGAACACGAGGATGCAGGCCGAGGTGATTCACCTCATCCACGCGGTCTTGAACGACCTTGGCCCAGACGTCGCGCTGCCGGTCCTTGACGCGATGGGCGTAAAGAGCCTCGAAGACACGTTCTTCTCGATTACCGGCAAGTAGGCACCGACATCAACTAATCGACAGACCAGCGCGCGGCGCCCGCATCGGCGGGGCCGCGAGGACAACCATACCGATTGGAGGCACCATGGCACGGCAGAGGTCGAGCTTCGGCAGCGTCACGAGGATGGGCCGCGACCACTACCGGCTGCGCTGGTGGGCGGACACCCCCGAGGGCCGCAAGCGCCTCACGGAGATGTTCGACGGCACCCGCCGCGAGGCGGAGCGGCGCATGGCCGAGATTCGCGTGGGGACGAAGGAGCGCCGGTGCCCCACCCTGGGCGAGATCTGGGAGGAGCACGAGCTGCCCCACCTGGTCAAGATGCGCGGGGAGGACCGCATAAGCGAGCGCACGCTCCAGGCGTACACGCGCAGGTGGGAGGCCGACGTGGCCCCGAGGTGGGCCGACGTGCCCGCCGACATGGCCCGGCCGGCGGACATCCAGGAATGGCTGCTCACCATGACGCGGAGCATGGGCGAGCTGTCGAAGGCGGTGCTGTCGCTCACCTACGAGCGCGCGGTCATGCTCGGCATCCTGGACTCGAACCCCTGTGCCAGGCGGTACGACCTGGGTCCCGTCACCAGGCGGCCCAAGGTGGCGTACACGCCCGTGCAGCTCGACGAGGCGTGGGAGGCGGTGCGCGGCACGGTGGCCGAGGCGCCCTTCCTGCTCATGGCCCACGCGGGGCTGCGGGTCGGCGAGGCGTGCGGCATGCGCACGGCCGACGTCGAGCCGCGTGAGGGCTGCGCCGTCCTGCACGTCAGCGCGCAGCTGAGGCAGGACGGCGAGGTGAGCGAGCGCATGAAGACCGCGGGCAGCCGCCGCACCGCGGTCATCGAGGAGCCGTGGGCCTCGCGCGTGCTGGAGCTCGCGGGCGGGACCTACGTGAACGAGCGGCAGGACGGCACGCCGGTGCCCTCGCGCACCGTCACCGACCGCTGGAGGAGGTGCGTCGAGGCGGCGGGCCTGCCCGTGGCGCCGATGCAGTGCCTTCGCCCGAGCTACCAGACGAACCTGCACTGGCAGGGCGTGCCCATCGAGCAGACGAGCCGGCTTTTGGGCCACACCGCCACGAAGATGACGCTGGAGAACTACGACCGCCCCAGCGACGACCAATTGGTTAACGTGGTGCTATCGCGCGGCGTGGTCGCGGGCACTTAG